TTTTTGTTCTTTTTATATTCTTTTTTATTCTAATAAAATCCTTTAAAGACGTTCATAAACCTGTTAAAATACTTTCTTATACAGTAGTGAGCGAAGCGAGCGAGGTATATTTTTTTCTTTTTTTTTTTCCTATAACCTTCCATATACAGTAATGAGCGCCAGCGAATGAGGTTTAAGTTTTTTATTAGTTTATTTTTTGGCGAGTGTCTTTTTACGATGCCAAAAAAGGTTTTATCTTCTTTTGCTTGTGAAACTAGGCAGAGTTTAGCGGATCGAAAATATCCTGTCAAGACTTATTTTCGTTAACATTATGTAATGTTTAAAAAGAGTGTTGACACACAAAACAGACACACATGTGTCCATAAAAAGGGCTTTAAACCCATTAGAGGCTTTGGTGTGTCCATAGAGAGGTTTTTGTTAAGGGGTAGGGCGTAGTATAGAATGAAAGAGAAAAGCTGCTCAGTGAGCTTGTACAGAGTTGAAAATGTGAAATAAGAACATCAAAAAGAGAATTTACCCCTTTTTGATGTCAACAGGATAGAATTTGACAGGATGTTGCTCATTGGCATAGATTTTTACACGAGCCTTGCCATGCTGTATCATATACCCACTATACCGCTTGTCGGGCATAGAAAGATCATCAACCACGTCATAAATTGTGGCAACCTCTTTTGTATCATGCAATCGCATCAATCGACCAATAGACTGAATGATCCTGATCATGGATTTTGTGGATGATGCAAGAACCATGTTGTGAAGCTTATTGATAGAAATACCAACAGCCATAGTTCCAAAAGTGGCACAGGTTATCACACTCTCACCAGCCTCGATCTTAGCCTTGATAACGTCACGTTCTTTGTTACTGACCTCGCCATTAATAACAAACACATTATCATGCTTTTCTTTCAACATCTCATATACAGGAGTTTGATAGATGTCTATTGAGTCAAACAAAACAAGCGTATTTCCTTTCAGGGACAGAATCAGATTGACAAGAAACTTTTTCCTTTCAGGGAGTGAATAGATAAATTCTTTTTCAACACGATACCAGTCTTTAGGGTTTCGTTTTTTTCCATCTTCCTTTGTGAATACGGTAGACGCAAGATCATCCTTGAATTCTTGGCTATACTTCAACAAAAGCATCTTCACATCAATAGGGGATGCAACACCTTTATCAATGCTTTCTTTTGCTGTCATGATGATCTTGCGCGGGCCAAACAAACCTTCAATAAACATTTCGTTTGATTCAAACCCATCAAGCGAACCGGTTAAGCCATGCTTCATAGGGCAATTAATTGATCTATCCACGATTGTTCCTAAAATATCAGCTTTGGCTCCATGACAATTTTCAACTACGGCACCTTCTGCTATATAATTGTGGTCATTTTTTATGTGTAAATTATAAACCGTATCTGGTTTATTAATAACTCGCTTACTTATCAATTTCATTTAACAAACCTTTTATATAGATATTCTAACTTTAAGTAAGTTGAATCATCAAATGCTTCTTTATTAGATGGAAAATGGATATTATTTAATATATAATCTTCATTAAATATAATCATATCATATTTTTTTTCATCACACCAAGATTTTAAAGCCATAATTTTTGCTTTTGTTTTTTCATCGTTTAACATATTATTTGGTTTTACTTCAACAACAGACTTTGTTTTATGGTTTACAAAATCAACTATATAAATATAAGATTTTTCTTTAAAATTATATTCTATTCTTAATTTTTCATACTCAGAATCTGGATTGTGGTAATAATATAAAGCTTCCCAAGAGCTTCTAAATTTTTTACCGTAACACATAGCTTCCCAGTTTGTATTTCTATTATTTGTATTTGGTGTAAATTCTCCATTTTTTATTTTTTCTTTCATTAAAGAACTTTTATGTAACTTCTCTTCGTCTGAAACGACACGACCATACATACCATTTTTTGAACCCGAATTTCTTTCGCTTATAGCTGCTTTCTGTTCTTTTGTATGTGGTGTACCTTTTAGACCAGTCAACCCTTTATTCCAAACTTTTCGACCTTTTAGTTTAGATACCAAATCATTTCTATTTAATTCCCAATTTTTCTTTGCAGCAAAAGATGCAACATGCTTTTTTAATTTTGTTTTAGCTTCATCTCTAACAAATTTTATTGTTGAGTAAAGATCGCATATTATACCCAAATCTATGACATTCTGACTTACTGTTCTTTTTCTAAATGTAAGACATTCGTTTCTTGTTTTTAGTAATTGTCCATTACTCAACTCTATAAATGATGCTGAGTAATAAAGAACTCTGATATCGGTTGTGTGAAAATTATTTAGATTTTCATTTAACGATAAAATCATTTCATTTTTAGACTTCTTCATTCTTTGTTTCATTTATAAAACTCATGCTATAGCTGTATGTACCTGTATTTATAACATCATGAGTTTCATTTAGGTCTATTGCCTTTATCCAACCCACAGTAGTTAAAAATTTGTGGTTTTCTGTAACTTTAATAACAGAATTGTTGTCAAATATTAACTCAATCATTTTATCATTAGACGACTTAATCATGTTTTTGTAAACATCAACAACAACATCTTCTTTAAATAATTTTGTTTTTTCATTATAGTTAATTACAAGATCACCTTCTCTGATATCTGAAATTTTAACATATCCATCAGGCGTCATTATATTAGTATCTGGGTGAAAACATTCATCAACAAATACGGCTTTCATATCATCAAAAACGTATTTAGGAAGCTTTGCCATGGACTGCCATGTAGTAATAACAACCTGTCTATCAATATATTTTTTATAGTCTTTGTTGATTTTCTGACAATGAGTTCCAACATTCCACTTAACAGAGGAACCCGTAGCATAATTTTCAAAATCATTGTACATCTGCTCAACTAGGTTTCCAGAGGGAACTACGACAAAGAATTTTTTGTCTTCCATCTCAGGAAGTAGTTGCAACATACGCAAGGCGCTGTAAATGATAAGGGACTTACCACTACTTGTAGATGACAAACATAAACTGCGTCCCATGCCAAACATATGCATAAGAGCATCGTACTGGTGTTCGTGTGGTGTAATTGGCTTACCTTTGCTATGCGGATCAATCACCGTAGTCATTACGTGTTCAATATCTTCACGAGTGAGGTCAGTCTGTGGAATAAGCTCAGGATCAACCTTGTAGCTGTATCCCTGCCCCTTTACAAACCTTAGCAGTGCCAACACCAAGCCTACGGGAAACGTCTTGTTACGGCGGTTGTAGAGCCGTTTGTACCCATCCCAACCAGATTTAAATTTAGGAGAAAATTTTGCATTAGGAACCTCAAAACTAAACTTATCCTGAATCTCCATTTCCATGTATTTTTCAACACAAGAAATCTTGACATAGGATTCGTTAATCTTCTGGATTATAATCTGAGGTTGCGACATATTCATAAACCAATTTTAATAGTTTGTTAGCGGTTGTGTATACTAGTATATAGGGTATTTTAACTTGCTCTCTAATAGCGGCAAGATACCTGTGATGTCCGTCAACAACGTACCCATCCTCACTTACGATGATAGGTTTCATAGTAGGTATTGAATCAGGGTCTTTTCTCATATCCATACAAATATTTCTTATCTTGTCCTCGTCAAACCCTTCCGCTTGCAACGGTTTGAAATAATCGACCAATCCCATATAAGCCCAGCTACCCACACCCATACTCTCTGTTAGCCATTCCGTGAATTTAGAAACGTCATCAATCTGAGGCATATTAATTCTAGCTATCATAAACTGTTCTGTGATAAATTCTTTAAATGGTTTCATGTGTTGCTCCTGTTGACTATTTATGGTAAGCTTAATGGTAGTTTCATAAAATAAGGCGTATTGCAAATGTTGACAGATCACCAAACAGAAAAGTTAATCGCTTGTGTAGAGGAAGAACTTAGAGAAATGGAAGAGTATAAAGGCGTAAGCTCTAGTAGAGTTGATGCTTTAAAAGTTGAAGAATTTTTAGTTAGAATAACCGTTATTAGAGATGGTGATGACGAAGAAGAATAATAAGATAAATACCTGTATACAGGAAACAATGATGCAGGGTAAAACAAATGACTACAAAGGCTATTAACACAGCAAAATCAACCTCGTTTATCGCTGTACTTGGGTATGATAGAGATATCACGTACACCATTCAAGGTACAAACATGGGAGGTGCTAGTTTAACACCAGCGGAAATGCCAGCACGTTTTTCAAATATTCCTTTTCCCGGTGACAAGGTTGAGTTTGGTGATCTAACCCTTCGATTTTTGCTGGATGAAAACTTGTCGCAATGGGTTACATTGAACAAATGGATGTTTGCACTCTCTCGCGGCGTCAAAGACTCACAGGGCAACGATCTAACGTCATATGTAGAACTGACCGTCCTAGACAGAAGCAACGCACCAACGATCAGAATCCGTTACAACAACGCTCACGTAACAGATATTGGCGACATTGAATATGATATTGTTGGTGACGAAACAACACTTGCATCTTCTGCGACATTCGTGTACACTCACTACACTATAAACAACGTAATCACAGGTGAAACAATTGAGTACGGATCATAATAGTGATTTAGAAGACCTCATCGACAAAGCAGAAAATAGTTTTGTTGAACTGGTTCAGCTTGCAGGAAAAGATGTAGAGATTGACGAATTTGATATTGACGGTGAAGCTATTAGAACACCAAAGCTTCATCAGAAATATTCTGTAATGTTCGCCAACGAGTCTATGTCCCTGATAAAATACCAACAGATTCAAAAACGTGTCTATCTTGAACGATGGAAATATTTCAACGGGAAGCAGACAGATCAATATTACACAAAGTTTGGAGTCTTTAACGAAAAGGTTCTCAAAGGTGATATTGACAAGTATCTTGCAGCCGACAAAAGATTAGGATACGCTTCTGAACTGCTAGAGGTACAAAAACAAATTGTGAACTACCTTGAAAGAACTGTGAAAGACATTTCTAATCGAGGATTTCACATTAAATCAGTCATTGACTATCGTCGTTTCGAAAGTGGGGCATAAAATGATGAATAAAAAAATACTATATACATGCTTTGCAGGGATACCAAAGATCAAGTTATGTTAGAAAAGGCCCGTATCGGTATAAATGGCTGGCTTTCC